CGCGATATCGATAGACAAACTCTCTGCGTTTCTTTTCTTCCAGAAGCCTTACAAGCTCAATCTTCTGCTCTCGGCTGAGATTGTGCATTGGTGAGCTCCAGTAGTTTGCGATCTAACTCTTCGTCGGAAAGGTCTGTGATGGTGATTTTCTGTTCGTGCTGAATGCGGTCGCCAAACCTACGAGTAGCGACTTTCGATGCGTACCATTTGCGTGCATCAACCTGCAGGCGAGCCTTTGCTACTGCCGCTGCATCCTCCGTTGAGCTGTCCGCATACATGATGATGTCCTCAGCCATAATCTCGGCTTGAATCTCTCTTGCGCGTGCGTATTGCTCGTGAAAGTCGGCGTGCTTGTGCAGCCATGACAATACAGTCGCCATGTGCGGGAACTCATCTCTACGACAAATAGCCCTTAAGCTCTCCCCTTCCATTAACAGATTGCATATCTGCTCAGTTAGTTCAGGCGAGTAAACTGAAGGCCGACCTGTCTTCTTCTCTTCAGTCGCCATATCTGTGTCCTCGTTAATCATTATCAAGCCCACCCGTAGATGAGCTTTGTAATGGCTACGCCGTTACGCCAGAAGCCTTCACTGCTGCCAGTAATGCGTTGTACTTGGCTGACAACGTCGCAATGTCATTCTTCAGCGCAGTAATAGATGCGTTGGTCGATGTCAGAGACGCAGCTGATGTGTCGGTAGTGGCAGCTGTAGCAGCAGGTACTGCCGGAAC